CTTTAATTGGATGAAGAAGGGATCATCCTTCTTCTGCCCAACATATGGGTTGAGCGTGCGGGGCGTCATATAGTTGCTCCATTACTGGAACATTGACTACACGACGGTTCCTCTACAAGTATTAATAGTAGAGGGCGAAAGCGACTTCCCAGTCACTTTCTGGGCATGTCAGGTCTTTACGACCTGGGAGACCCGCCGTAGAGTGACGATATGCAAAAGTAGGTTCACGAAGAAGGCTTGCTTCGATCTGATTTCTCAGAACGTTGCTCGCCCTCCAGTTAGCCCAGCTTGCAGTCACTCTTTTACGGACTTTAAATCTGTCATGCGTAGTCATTACGCTAACAGATCCGTTCCGGATAAATACCTACGAAGGCAACCATCAATCCATCAGCGTTGTAAGAGATTTCTCTCCTACTCATATGCTGACGAAAGAACAGCTGCTGGTCTTCTGATATAGGCATGCGGATTTTCAAAGGGACCTTAGTAAGGGCACGGTATTTCACCGCGCCATTACGATCCCGATGTAGTCCGATCGGCGGGTACGGACACTTGATTCCTTCACCATCTCCATCCTGATACGGTATAGGTAAAAAATCTACCTGCCGCTTCAGGTACGAGACAGTTCGGGTCACAAGCACCTTCGTCCTCGCCGACCACCTAATCAATCGATTTATCAAGGAGTAGACATCAGCACCCGTTCGCAGAGATTTGCAATAGACGCCTCTAATATCGGCGCCCCTAAAGTAGTCTCCGCCACAGGATTCTCGGAACTCGCCTGAGTTGAACGACTTTTGGTCGTTAGGAGTAAAACCGAACAATCTAAGCGCCTTGATGACAAAGTCATAAGCGTCCTTTCGGACAATGATATCGTCACCAAAAACCGCCCAATTGGCCGGCCCGCTCCTATCGTACTTAGGGGAAATCCCTAAGACACGGTAACAAGCAAGCACGATTGTCGAGAAAAGGAGAGTTTCTAGAGGGAAAGTAAAACCATTCCCCATAGAGCTCACCATATATAGCTCTGAAACATTGCCACCTGGGAAGGTGACTTTGGGTGATCTCGCGAGCTCAAGCCAGCCAAGTAATTCAGCCGGCAGGATCTCTCGCAACATCAAGAGCGATATACTGTCTGACGCACTAGATAGATCAATGGTTCCAAAAGAGCCGTTAATTGAACCAAGTCGCGCCAGTCGTCTGTTGAGATTTGGTTGACTGGAGAGATTTATCTTAAACCTCTCCATTAGCCATCTCTCGAGGACGTAGCCGATTCCTTTCTGAAGAAACATATTCAGAGTCGGTTCGGTACAGATACTTCTCGATATTTCTGATGTCTTCGGAACAAAAGACAGACGGTTCCCTACTACCATTTGGTGCCCATAACGTTTTTCGCGCGTTTTCTCTGCGCTAAGATACGTCGGGTTACTCATAATGGCATAACGGTAAAACCGGTAGAGTCTCTCTGATGTGCACGTAAGCGGGGAATCAAACAACTTTGTGTAAAAGTTGTATGACCTAGCCGCTATATTTGCACCAGGGCCAACACCGCCATTGTCTAGTATATCAGATAGTGGTATGTTGGTACTGGGTCCGTTTCCGACGAGATCAAGCCAAAGGGATTTGACTTCCCCGATGACCTGTTCGTCTTGAATGCTCTCTGGCTTAAAGATGAAGTTAGCGCACTTCTCGTTGCTCTCTTTAAAGAGCTTCAAGCATGCGTTATCAGCATCTAGTCCTACCTCATCTTGGAACTTCTTCCAAAATGAGTTTTGGAGCCAAAGTGCATCAGCGGACGCGATGGACATATCTGAAGTCAGCATGTGTTCATCGCAATTCAGATCGACTCGTAGACAACTCCGTAACTCAGCTAAATCTAGCATGAAAGGCTCCTAGAGTCTATGCAAGCAGCTGGTTAGCTGCCAGTGAACCGTTTAGAGCACGCCACTCACCAGGGTATCACCCAAACCAGCGGATTGCTGATTCAGGGCACCCACGGCTGCAGAAATCGCAGCACGGATGTTTGGCGCGTCTGCAGTGTCCGAGCCGGCCGGAACATCAATTTCCATTTTGATGATCAGGTTCGACGCGGGCTGCCCAGCAAGAGGAACAACGCCCTTACGGACGATGATCTTCCAGCTGTTCTTCGGCACACTAGGCAAGAGCCCAGTGTTGGGGACCACAGGCGAAAGAGATTTGAAGCTCTTCGGCCGAATGATCGTCACTGTAAAAGGTGACGCCACGGAATGAACCGTGACCCCAGCTTGCGTGCCTCCCAGAGCGGTTACGGCTACCTGTCTACCGTTCACGTCCGGGGCCACATCGGCCACGTGCGTGTAAGTAGGGGCGGTAAACCCCGTCTGAGCTCCACCCGTTATGGGTGAAGTTAAGTTGAAGCTCATTTGAGCTCTCCTTTGTGAAAGAACCCGCCACAACTAGGAAACTACTTCAGCCTAGCTAGACGGTTGGCGTACTCGGAAATCTCCACCTCTACTCTCTGAATGTGAATCTTTAGGCGAAGCAGCCGCCTTTCGGTGGCCGCAAAGCTTTTTTGAGCCTCATTCCTCTGATTTACTAGAGTCGAGAGCACAGCGTGAAGGTCCTTCATACGTAACTGCCGGCTATACATGATAGTCTCCTAAGTGGAAGGGTACCATTAAACCCACGGAGGATTCCGTAGGCTTGTTCAGCGCGCAGCTTTGCTGGTCAAAAGAGCCCCTATGTTAACAAATTGTTTCCATGGGAGATCAAGACCAGTTAGCCGAGGTACCATGATAGGTACCGAGGCTTGCGTACGCACTACATCACGACGATAAATTGTCGTTACTCCAGCCGCCGACTCACTCACGAAATCCTTTACGTTTACACCACCAGATGATTTATGTTGCGCTACGGAGGCCTTCAGATCAGGGACAACCGAATAGATTCTTCGGCTCTCCTTAACCTGGGTCCTCCATAGTATCTGGACGATGGACGTATCGGAACTGAGTGCGTACAGACAGTCGCCGATATTTGTAAAGTAATCGACGACAAACGAGTAAGGAACTAGCTCCCACATAGTGGGCACAAAGCTCCTCCAGTCGAAACCAGCCATTGAAATTATTCGTTCCAATGGTGGTGACCCAGCCTCGTACGGCGTGCTTCGAAAGATCCCTCTATACACGACTAAGGTATCCGTAACGTCAACGCGGTTAGCATTGGCGTACATATCCCCAAATCGTGCACTGAAGGCCACGTTAGCAGATTGAACTGCTGAACTCCCCACCGCACTAAAGCGTACCCGGTCACTTTCGTGAACGAGCCTGCCAAGTGTGTGAGCAAGGTCACGTGCGTCATGGAGCAGCGGTTGCCACCCAAAGACGTTCTCGAGGTAGGTATTTGCTATCGCCTTTCGCTTAGAGATGTTAGACCCCTTGCCTCGCCGAATACCAACGGCTTTGCCTAGGTAACTAACAACCCCTTGCTTGAGGCCTTTCGCAGTACCTGCCAGAAGACGAGCTGTTTTGTCGATCTCACCAAGAATAACCCCGCCCTGAAGTTGATGGCGGGCTTGATAGATCTTGCTATACAGCTGTCTTACAGCTTGGAGTTGAGCTTCTTCGTCACCACTGGATGTGAAGTGGGTAATTGGTCCGATAATAGTCCCGGAACTCAGGTGACTACTTTCGAAACTTTGCCACAGCACCCAGGGGGAGGAAGGATTAAGACGGTTCTGGTATGTTATATTTGTCATACCACCGCCTGTTCCTTCCAATACATCTTCACTAGCCGTCAATGCAGTTGTCGCATTCAGACCTTGCCTGACTAGATCACGCCATTTAGGCGTGGACCAGCCAGTTCTCGACCGTGACCAAGTAGAATAGGCCACAGTAGAAGACGCTTGGGCTGACGCGGCTTGCTTATTCTTCCAGTACCTATAGGTACCACGACGAATAGCCTGCGTTCGCGTATAGGGATTTGTGAAAGGAATAGCCCTCTTTTTAAGAGGCCTCATCCTCCCACGGACAACCTTTTGACGAGGAAGCCTGGAAATAACTACTACGCCACCTTTGACAGTGGAGGCCTTGGGCGAGAAAGGGACTTGTGGTTTTACAACCACAGTAACCCTAACTCGCTTGCCGGTCTTCTGGCTTATTTGCCAGACATAGTAAGTCCATGGCTTCCGTCCTCTCGGACGTTTATCGACTACAGGTTGAGATGTCATAACCAGGGAATGGTGAAGAAACTACGCCTCAGAGAGTCAATGAGATCTGGAAGTAACGGCGAGAGAATAAACCCTAAAACCAGCCCAAACAAAAATGGGCAAAGGTCGTTTAGGCAAACCCTCACGACATCCCTCCAGACTTTGACAATCTTAACGTAATCCTTCACAACACTCTCCAGGTTATGGACGAAGCAGGGTGTTTAAGCCCTGAGAGGCAGTCGAACCACTGACCCTTCTTTTCGAAGGTAACAGAGATCCGTTGGCGTAAGCGTTAAAGCCTACGCGTAAGTGCGACATTCAAAGTCGCAAGAGGCCCCTATATGGG